ATCATTCTCTCCTGCTAATGCTATTTTTTCTATCCATGCATCCATGTTCTCTTTAATAAAAAGAACCTCATTGCTAATAGTAAACTTATCTCTTACTGTTTCATATAATAACAATAACTTTTCAATATCTGTTGGTGTTAATTCTTTAATTTTATCAACACTAGAAAATGCAGGCTCATATATGTTTCCATCATATACTTTTCCATCCTGTGTAGGATTTTTTAATGCAAAATATAATATGCTACAAGATATTTCTTGATTAAAAGTTAAATCATATAAAGAAGATCCTTCTGATAATCCAAGTTTTTTACATTCTGCTGCTGCATTTAATCTAATTTGCTGGTGTTTTTTATATGATAATACTTCAACTCTTATATCTATATATTCTCCGGTTCTCCATTCCCATTTAACAATATCATGTGGGCTAAGAGCACTTACTCTATCATATGCATCTTCGGGAACATTTATATCTGAATGTTTCTTTTCTTCTTTGATTTCTTTCTTTTCTATTTGTGCTAATCGGTCTAATATTGACATTGTTATTTTCCTGTTTTTATATATAATATATCAAGCAATATTTACAACACCAAAAGAAAAGCCCGGAACACCTTTGAAAACAATTGGATATTCCGGGCTTGATAAAAACAACCCATAAATTGGTTGCCGTTATTGTTGCTATAAGATATAATTTAAGTTAAGAATTAAGAAACAGATTCTTTTGTGCCTGGACCCTCACATTGCCAAGTTACCTCACCAGAAGCATTAGCAGACATGCCTGCTCCAATATTCATGAATGTTGCTTTTAATTTGATTACTTTATTCCCCAAAACCACCTGGACAGCATGTTCCTCACCAGCCTCTGAAGCCTTGAAAAAATCAAATTCTAAACCAGCAGCAGGCACTGCACTTGTTCCAGATACCGTAAGTACCTTTGCACCTTCCGTATATCCTGCCCTGCCCTTCTCAATCGTATCTACTGCATTTCTGCCCGGAGCATATTCAACAGAAATCTGACTAGCTTCTACTTGTGCAGATCCATCAATCAATACTTTAAATTTTCCATATACTGTTGCCATAAATTATATCCTTATAATAAATTGGAGATTAACCACTTGAAGACTCGTTGATTGTTATTCCGGTTTGGTGTAGAAGTGGAATTACATACAAATCTAATTCTACATTTAATCTACTAGATACAGAACTATCAATACTTGCATTAATAGATTCAATGGTATCAGCATATTTATCCAACCAACCAATCTGATTAAATGTTGCAAGCTCTCCTTCCAACCAATCTTTATATGTCTTTGGTGTAATGGTATTTGGTGGAACTGCTTGTTTTGGATTGATTGTTACTCCATCTGAAAGATATTGATCATCTTTAAGTGCTTTATTTCTAAAATCACTTGCACTTCTGGTAACCACAATATCAGCAACTTCATCAGCAACCGAAACCACATGAGTTTCTGATTTTCTGAAGTCATCAATTGTTCCAGCACTGTTTTTGCTAGCAGTTGTTACAGATTTAACAACATAACTTCCAAATTGACCAGATTGAACTAGTGTAACACCATTTTTTACACCAGATTTAAGTTCAGCAGAAGTATAAATATCACCAGATTCATATACTCTAGGAATTGCCCAATCTGATTCACTATATCCAGAGAAGTTCCATCTCTTATTCTCCAGTTCCCTCTTTGCTCGAATTCCAGCCCAATGACCAACTAGATATTCCTGAGTTACTTCACTGTTTGTTTGTGCAATAAGTTGAACTCTTTCATAATTAAGTGTTTGTGCTAAAGTTTCAGCAGTTGCAGCATCATCAACAAATCCAAGAATACCAACACTCCTAAGACCAGGATCAGGCTCTGCTTTGTTTGTTAAATGTGTTTTTAAAATTGCCGAAGTTGCATTGTTTGTTGGAACAATGTAATAGAATCTTTCGTTTTCAACAGTTGCTAATGCTGTAGTAATATTTGCAAGTTCAGTTGTTGAGCCGTCTGAACCATTTTGTAAAGTTGTATAACTATTAGTTTCTGCAATAGAAATGCCACAACCTGGAGTTACAGAGGCTCTAACTCTAATGCTATCATTCTGTGAAGAACCAGCAAGTTTTGCACTTACAGTTACATATCCATCTGTATTACTGGCATTTGCTGGAGCATGACTTATTGCATTTAATACTGCTTCTAAATCATCACCAATTGCACTATATGTATCACCAGAAACAAATCCGACAGAAACAGTAGTGTTAGCTAGTGTGAAAGAAATTTGACCAGTTTTTGTTGCAGTTCCTTGAATCCTAAATTCTGCTTCAGCTTTTACTTCAGCTCCACCCGATGTTTCTGCACAAGGAAGAATATATAGTGGAACTTTCTTATAAGCTGCTAAAACACCTCTAGCTGCTTGGTGAATAGGAGATCCTGCTCCTGTCCAAGTTTCTACCTCAGCCTCACTGTTAACCTGATATACAGTGTTTGCAGTTGCTAATCCAGTATCAAGCATTGGACCTACAATCAACATCCTACGTGTTCCAGCACCAGCAGTAGACTTGCCACCACCAAAATTTAATCTAATCCTTGTTGCAGGAACTAAGTCATCCGATGCAAATATTGCCATAATTTATATCCTTATTTGGTTATAATTTTATACAAGTTATAATTTTATTTATGTTATAACTTTATCTATTTCTGTTTCTAAATTTGGTTCAATATTTTCACTTGCCGAATCACAAGCTTCTGTAAAAAAATGTGTAGGTTTTGTTCCAGGATGATCAACGTATTTAGTAAATACTGGACCTTTTTCACCTTCGAAATATAGATATTTTTTCCTACGTGGCACTATATCATGCCTTTTTGAACCCTCTTCCATTATCACTGCTATCTTGCTGGGCATCGTGATCGTTATGCCCTCTTCTATTTTTTCACTTTGTGTAGAATTTTTTAATACTGTTCCACCAAATTTATTTGTGTTTTTTATATTGTCTTTTGATTCTTTTTCAAATGTATCTAATGTTGTTTCAACAGCTTTTTTTAATCCTTTAATAAAGTTATTGTGATATTCTATAATATCTTCAATATTAAATGTCATATAAATTTTCGTTAAGTGTTTTCGTTATTGACCAAGGATCTTCTGCATATCCATCAGTTGTATCTATATATATTGTTTCTAATGGTGCAGAGTCTTTAAAATCTGTATATTGCTCAACTTCTTCTGTTGTTTCTAATTGCAATGTTATTACTGGTAATCTTATATATGTTTCACCATCAATAAGTTTCCAAATTCCAATTTCTGAACTAATTATATCTATTGAACTAAAACCAAGTGCATCTAATTGAGAATATCCATCATTATAAGATGAATGAGAACAAGAATTATATATTGTTGTTTCTATTACTGCACTTACTGCATTTAATAGTCCAAATAATTTCTTTTCTTTTTCTTCGTCAACCTCTCCAAGACAATATTGGATTTTCCAATTGCTTGTTCTTTTTTTCTTTTCTAATGTTCTATAATTTATTGTATATTTATCTCTCCATATTGCAATAAATGGAAAAGATAAAAATTCTTCCATTGCTATATATGGTTCTGGATTAGTTGGAATAAAATCTGTAATTATATATCCGTCTGGATCAACAACCTGATATACTGTATTTAGTTCTGCATATATTGCAGAATATAAAAGGCTTCCAAGAATAGATAATGCCGGTTCGACTACATCTCTTAATACATATCCAGTAGGAGTAGATATTGGAAATGTTAGTGCTCCTACTTTAAATGGCATCTGTTCCGGCTCTCTTTAGATATAAATACCAAGACAATGCACTTTCTGCAACAAATCCTGCTTTTAGATATTTTACATTTACCATATCTGGACCATTAACACGGAAGTACAACTTCCCTTGTGAAGGTTCAAATGTGGAATAATCAATATAACCTGGTGTAATTGGACCAACAACTAAATCTGCATCTGCTGGTGCTCCACGTAAATAATCATCATGACTTAATGTTCTTACTTTTGGGCTACCACTATTTGCTTCTACTATTGGTGTTGTTGTTGTGGTTATTGGGTTGCTTCCATCCCATTTATTTGCTACTGGTTTAATCTCGTTTACAGCAGTTATTGTATATGGTCTTGCTCCAACTTCTGTATCAAGAAATCCTCTAATTTCATACATTGTTGGTAAAAGTTCTTGAAGAATTCCCATTTATAACCTTAAATAAAACCACAAGCAAAACCAGGGGGAATATTGATATCAATTCCATAATATGGTCTTGCACAACTAATTCCCATCTTTATTGCAAGAGAATTTATTAACCAATTTCCTGTTCTTTTTAAATCTGATATCTTACCAGATTCATAAAATTCAACGTCACCTTGACCGGCAGATTTAATTCCAGCAACCGATCTTCCAGACATTATTGCCGTATCTATAATTTCTAGATCACTTAATATGTCTTCTACTTCTTCTTGCAAAGAAACATCTTCTCCAAAGAAATCTATTGCATTCTCAATATTTCCACTATAACTAAGAAATCTATCTGGATATCCAAGATATGTTCTTATTTTACTTCTTTGTGAATCAGTGAAAGCCATTTTTATTCTTTGTTTTCTTCAATTAGTTTTTGAATTTCTTCTTCAGTTGCAAAATAACAGTTTTGCATATCTGTTATTTCTGCATATATCTTTCCATTGGCTTTTATAAAATCAATATTTAATATTTCTTCTGGTTCTTCTTCATAAGAAAAAATAGGTCCAATACGTTCTGCTTTAATTTTTCTTTTTGCTATTACATAATCAAGATTATCTTCAATTTCAAATTCTTGATTTGTACTTAGATTATATTGAATTCCACCAATTTTTATTGGAGCCGGTCCTTGACCTTTGAATATCCACCTAGACATTATTTAACCTTCCTCGGTCTTCCTCGTCCTCTTTTTTCAACCCCACCTTCACCCTGGATTAGTCTTAATCCTATATATGGTGCTTTTCCAACGGATGTAGTTTGCTCCAAAGGACAATCCGGGGTCAACTTGACCGGATCTAAACTAAAATCTAAAACTGGAATTTCAGGACATGTGGGAATTTCTGAAACTTGAAATTTAGGAATTTCAGGAATTATATTTTGAATATTTTCTTCAACAATCTTTTTTGCAGAAATTCTTCTTTTATCAACTAAATAATCAAATTTGTCTTCAATTTGAAAAGGCATATTAGGTGATAACAATATTCGGTCTTTATTTACATTTAACCAATATTTGTTATCACCTAAATATTCCCATTTTGACATAATACTCTATTATAATTTTATTTTGAAGATTTTCTTCTTTATTTAATAATTAAGAAGTTGAGAGAGATACGTTGGTACGTTTACCAAACATATTTGGTCTATCAATGCATAACTGAAGCTGGCAAGAAACGTTAGCAGCAGTGCTATGACCGGTCTTTGCAGCAAGCTTATACTGGAATCCAAGCCCTAGCATATCCATACTATTTGCCCCACCCATTGCTGGAATTGTTGCCTCTTGTGCACTTAGTCCAGCAGCAACTATTCTCTGTGAGCTTAGAGAATCAATCCAAATATGATCCGAGTTAAGGTAATAAATAACACCAGTATCTGCATCGGAATCTGTATATCCATCTGAATCTTCCACGAATGCACAACCATTTATTACTATTGCTGGAGGGCCACCACCAAGTAGTGGTTGAGCAACGAATTCACTTAGATTTTTAATATATTGAATATTTCCATCAAATAATGCCTGAACCTGAGCCAAAACCAAACCATTACATATAGCAACATTTGGTTTTATTCCACCAAGATTTGAAACCTCTGCCAAATCAGCATATACAAGTTTCTTTGTTAGTGTTGTTGCTGTTCCTTCGGCAACATAACTCTGCCAATATGTAGCACTGGATCTATCAATGGTTGCAACAGTATTGCTGTCGTCAATCCATGTATCTAAACCAATAATTTCAGCCGTAGTGCCAATACCAGTTCCTGTAAATAGGTCTCCATTAACTTTCTTAGCTAATGTTGCTGAAGCACTTACTAGTTGTCTTACAAATTGATCAGCATTACCAGGAACACCGTTTACTGCTGCTACGTCTTTAACTAGATCTGAAATTCCAAAGTCAACATCCAGCAAAGCAAGCATTGCAGGTGCTGGTGTCTGTATATCTGAAGCTGGTGTTCCAAATGAAGCACCTTCTGAATATGTTGCAGCTGTTAAACCACCATATTCAACAGCAAGTCTAGCATATTCTGATTTTGCTGGTCTAACTGGTAAGCTAGACAGAAATACAGCCGTTCTGTTTGTTTGACGAGTTACTTGATCACGATAATTTAATGCTCTAACTAAAAGTGATAGATCCATGGATGCCATAATTTATTTTTTCCTTTTATTATAGAATATCTTCAATTCCCAGGTTTGCTAACATTTTCTTAACATTAGTCTCTATGTCGGTTGCACCATTACCAATACCATTTAATGTGGGAATTACGTTCTTTTTTGAAGTTGTTTGAACCGGTGCAGGTAAATATTTCTTGTTTTCTGCTTTTTTTAACCATTCCTGAATACCATCTGATATGGAATAATTTTCTCCATCCATATCTATGTATCCAGCCCTATCCTTTACTTTTGTCATGGACTTTATACTATTAACTGCCTCTGAAACCCAATCTTCTTTTACTTTACCCCTAATTGCATTCATTATGTCTGCTTGTACATCTTTTGCAACTAATGCATTTTCAAGATCTTTCCTGGATTCCCTCTCTGTTCTTACTAGTTTCTCAAGTCTGGCAATTTCTGGATTTGTAGATGTTTCTTGAACAACACCTTTCTTAGGATCTTCACCTTCTGCTGGTTTTTTAACACTTGCAAACATCTCATCAAATTTTGATTCAATTTTGCTTGCAAATTTTCCAAATCTTGCATCAAATGCTTTGTTTAAATCCTCATGTGTAATATACTTGGGTGCTTCTCCATCTATCGGTTTATTTTCATCTACCATTTTGTCCTCTTTTTTTTAGAGCAAGTTATTTGTTCCCCGTACAATTGATCATAACCATATCAATTTGGGCATTATAAAGATTGTTTCCAATCCCTATATAATCATAATGTAAGGCATTGCTTATTATGACATATCTTGACCAATATCTTCTTCTTCAACTGCTATTTCTGGCTTATTTTCTGCCGAAACAATTTTATTTTCATATTGTTTAATTTCCTGACGAATTTGGTCTTTTATTTTCTCATCAAGGTCTTGAAAAGCAAATTCTGTAATTCTCATCTTATATTGCTGTTCAAATGTATCACCCAACTGTGATAGTTTAGAAAAATCTGTTCTTGCAAGTAAATCTGCAATTGCCACATAATCCGGCAACTGTAGTTTTTCAAGCTGTTCAAATCCCTCAACTGACCATTTAATATCCTCTTTTCTTATTCTGGATATCATTGATAATATAGATTGAGCATGTTCTCTGATAATTGCCCCATAGGCTTTCATAATTGTATGGTCTTCACTCTTATCCTCAACTCTAGCTTGTGCAGATCTTACAAGGGCATAACTAGACCCAGAACTTTGATATGATAACCTTGAACCAACCCTTAACATCTCGTCTTTTGTATCACTATTCCATTCACTTAATGATTTAATAAATTCTGAAGGTGGATTGCTCCAATCAAAACTGGCATCTGCCGGTAATACCATTATTCCATTCTTATCAAAACTTTCAGGAATTTCTTTGCTGGTTTTGATTACCGGAACCGAATAAGCCTGCTTGCTCAATGTCCACCATTGTGCAGCTCTTCCCTTCATATTTGATAGTGCTGGTCCTTTTAAATGCTTTCCTAAATGCAATCCAGGAGTTAACCATAAATCTATAACGGGCACAAATCCTAGGTTGTGCTCCTGTATATATGTCTCTGTAACATCTGTGTCTGCATTTGCATATGCCCCAACTTGTATATATAATTCATATACCTTTTTGACATTCTTGTCTATTATTGTCCATTGTAGCTTTTCTTTTGCATCATCATAAGGGCTTGTTTTTACTATGGTTTTTTTGAAGAATTTAATCCATTCTAGGTTGCCATAATCATCTTCTTGCCAATCTATTATTTCATCTGCTTCCCAGGATTTTAGATATAAATTTCCACCACCCAGGTTTTCCCAATCTTGCATATTTTCTGCCTGAACATCAGGAATACATATCTCTGATATTTGCCTCCCACCTACTAAAGCACAGGTTAATGCATTTCTTTCATAATCTACAAAATCTGTCCCAATTATATTGCAGTTTTCAGAGAAATTCTTGTAATATCCATTCATTGCACGACTGTTTTGCTGCAATACTAATGGATAACTAAATAAATGCCCTGGGTAATAGTTGCATATTAAAGCAAAATAATTAAAATAACTCTCTTCTGCAATTTTATGTTTCTTTAAAGCAATTTCTTGTTTATCATTATAATCATGTGGGTTTAATTTCCATAATCTTTTTGATAATGATTCTCCACCTTCATATAATGCTTTAAGATCTTTTATGTTTTCCAAATTTAAATCTAAATTTGTTTGTGCTAATATTTTATATTTCATAAATCCTTTTTAAAAACCCAATAAATTAGAGTTTAAAAACCTAATAAATTAGAGTGCATATTAAAAAACTTACCCTCTTCTTCTTTTTCAACATTAAACAAATATGTAAAAGCCCAAACCAGAGCATCCATTCTATCAGGTGAATCTGTTCCTTTGATATGATCTGGATCAAATGATATCATCTGTTCTTCTAGTTTTTTGAAATACTCTGTATGAAATATCCTTCTTTGCTCATACATTTGTCCAATAGGATCGGCTCTTACTTTCTTACCACGGCTGGCATGTACCATCTTGACCGGTATATTCTTATCTATTGTTGCTATTGAAAATGGTAAATAATCTCCACCTTGATTATATTCGACAACTATACAGTCTGCCTTATGTGTTCTATATGCTTCTACTACTTTTTGTGTCTTTTGCTCAATTGTACCATTTAGAGAAAAATCCCCTAACACATATCCCATCTCACCAATTTTTCCACATACAACAATTCCGTCTTCATTGGATTCTTTATTATTTGTTGTTGAAGGATCCCAACCAACAACAATTCTATCCATATCACTATTATTTATTTTTGTATTTCTCTGAAACCATTCTGTTGAGAATATTTTTCCATCAAACTCAATTAAAGAAGCATATGTTTCCATATTTCCAAGCAACGTTCCTTCTTCTTTTAATAACTTATTAAATATTGTTCCTTCTAAATTTAATATATTACACCAACTACTACCACCCGTGACTATTGTATTTGGACTTTCTATTATTTCTTTTAATATATATATAGACCCTTTACTTGGGGTTGTTGTTATTACCTTCTTTCCTTCACCTCTTCTTAAGGCATATTCTAACTGATCTAATGATTCTTTTGGGTGTAAATAAAATGCAAGTTCATCTAATACTGCACCAGACAAGTTATTTCCCCTTGCTTTATCTGGTTCAAATCCGGATAATCCAAATAAAACAGATCCATTTATGAATGTCCAAGATTGTAATCTAGCATCTTTGCTTTTTAAATATTGTCTTCCAATTATATTTATTAAAGACTCAGGATCTTCATCAATATTTTGTTTACATTTCTTGTCTGTTTCTGAAGCATACATATATGCACCAGGTTTAGTTAATATTTGTTTTTTTAGCCACTCTTTTGCTGCTCGAGATTTTCCACTCCCTCTCCCAGACAATAATAACCATGTTGCCCAATATCCTTCTGGTGGATTTTGTTCAGGTCTAGCTGTCCATTCCCAACTATTAAATATTTTTTCTCTTTCTAATTCTGTTAATGAATGCAATATTGCTTCTTGTTCCCAATTACTCTTTCTACTTAATTCAATAAGAAATTTTGTTTTTTTACTTATATTGTTTATTACTTCGTTTTTTGCATGAGCTGGAATTTTTGATAATAATAAATTATATCTTTCTTCATAATTTAAAACTTTATTTATTTTTTCTTCTATTTCTATTTTATTTTTCATCCCACCCCCTTACTAGTTCTAATATATGTTCAAATGTCCTCCCTTCTCCTTCTTCGGTCTTTATTGCACTACTGTTTATTTCTACCAGTTTTAATAATGCTACATATTTATTATTTGCTAATTCATTGTTCTTTTCTAATATTGTTAATTGCTCCAATAAATCTTTATATTCTTTTGTGCCCCTTTTTTCTTTATTTAATAATTTAATTATTTCTGCCCTTTCATCTGAATAAAACTTCATTGCTTCATTTATTTCTTTTGTTCTTTTTGGCAACTCGGAACTTAATTCATCTTTTGATTCTTCCCATTCAATATTTCTTTTAAAAACCCTTGCATCTTTATATGTTTTCCAATTATTTATTTTATCTGGTTTTAAATTATATCCATATTCAGTTAGCTTGTCTGCAATTTCTTCGGTGGATGTTAGTTCTCCTTCAATATATAATTTAACTAATATTTCCTGAATATCTTGTGGAACAACCTCTCTATTTATAATACAATCTCTAGCCATTTAATTCATCCTCTCTTCAATAATATTTATTATTAATATCTTTGGAATATATGTTATGTCCCTATACTTCCCCTTTCCGTCCCTTTCCCCTGCCATAAATATTCCCTTTTCTGTCTCTCTTACTTTGTATCCCACAGTATTTACTATATATTCTTCACTTAGCTTGTTTATTTCCCTCTTTGTATAAAAATAACCTGTTATTCCATATGCATCTTGCCAGGCTATTTTATATATTTTATGCCTCATATAATGATAATGTATATTTTTGCTTATTTTGACATATATTAGCTATAATAGAAATCAAGATGAGCCTGAAACTCTTCCTCATCCATTGTTTTAATTATAGATAACAGCTTTATACAGAATAAAGAATACCAAGAACTATCATTTGGGATACCTGCTTCCGTAAATTCTATGCTGTCATAATTTCCATCATCTAATAAAACATGGAATATTGGATCATAATCATGCTCTTCAACTAAATATCTATATATTTTATAATATTCAATAAATTGTTTATTTATATTATTCATATTATTATTCCTTTATTAAGGATTTTGGGGGAAATGGCAATTAGGTTTTGGAAAATGATATTTTTTTGGCAAACGGGGTATCCTACCATATCCAAATCCCTTTATTTTTGATCCTCGACCGGACCACCGACCGGGCATACCACCCGTTCCGGGCACAACACCCGTTCCGGGCACAACATATTTAATCTATCTTCAATAGCAGATAATCTTTCTTCAATAGTCTTAACAGGCATTAGATCATACACCATATCAATCTCTTCCCCCAATACAACCATATCTACATATACCCTTGCCCTTATCCCCTTTCCCCTACTCAATATCTTCTTATTAGGATATTGTTCCTGTATGTATTGGAGTCTTCTACTTAGCTTCCTTCTGTTTATTCCTAATTCATCTGCCCATTTACTTATGTTTTTTTTCATACGTTTTTCCTTTTTGACCCCGTTTATAATCAAGCACGTTTTCTGCTAAAAAGTTTGTTTTTGCCCTGGGCAAAATGGTTATGAATTCTAACTTATTCCATCCTGTTTCTAATTGCTAAGTATTCTTCTACTGCATTATCTCTAGCATTATTAGCTAACTGCACGTAAGTCCTACGGTTTTCGGCAGGACCATTAGATAATCTTTCTAATTTATCTCGACCGAATAGGGAGTATAAATACCTGGCATATTCATGAGCCCAGCTCTTTACCATGATCATTAAAGGAGCATCCGAGTAATATAATGAAAAGAATCTACGTGTATTACTACTACATTCCCTTAATGTTCTATGTACTCTTGTGTTATTACCTATTTGTTTTAATATAGAATCACTCATATTACATACATATTGTCCCTTTGCTCCTAATGTAATCATGTTAGTTACTGCATTCATATTACTGCTTATTTCTGTGCTGTTGTAATAATTATCTATTTCTTGTGGTATCTTCATATTTTTCCTATTTTATAAAGTGGCTTAATTTGTGCTGTGCCTACGGCAAACACGTAGTGTCAAAAAGTTTGTTTTTGCCCCGGGCAAAATAACATATCTTTTGTTATTGTGCCGGCCCGGAAGCCGGCTTGGTCATGGTATGACATTTGTGTCATGGTAGTATGCAAAAAAGTCAATAGTGCAAAAAATTTTACACACCTGAGTTTCATAATGAGAAGCCGGACCACGGGCCGGGCTGCAAGAAGTATGCCAACTAGGTGCAACCGGCTGTCCGGTTGGGTGTGAACTTTTGGATACACCACCCGTTCCGGGCACACCTGGGTCAATTTGACCCACGACTGAACATGTGAGCAATACCGGCTCATGAGCCGAAACATATGGTCATATATGGCAATGTATGGTAGCATAATGTATGGTAACTCAATCAAAATGATTGGGTGTGCAAAGTTTTCATAGCAAAAACACCGAAAATGAGACACTGGCATAAGTGAAGTGTTACGATCATTTACATTCGTAACACTATTTACGAAAGTGGCATAAGTGAAAGATGGGGTCAAATTGACCCCGGGTAAGATTGACCCGGTTGAAAGATTGCATTTCATATTTAAAATTGACGTAAGGGAACATATTTGTCAAATTGGCAATAATTTGTTGACATTTTGTCATGGTGTTATGAAAATTTTGCACATAGTTTTTGAAAAATGCTTTGTTTAAAATAAAAACATATATTATTATTTATTTTATAATTGTTTATATATAAATCAAATGTTATGTTTAATTTATTTTTTACAAAATCATTAATTTTACAATTAATAGAGTTTTCTATTGCTTCTATTAGCTTTTCTTCTTCTACAACTTGCCCAATCTCAGATATTATCCAATTTTTAAAAATAGAAGGTGTTATGTGTCTTATTGGTATTATTTGTCCTGGTTGTCCTGGTTTGTCCTTGATCAGCTTATATCCATTAAAACGATAACTAAAATCAGCATTTAATTCATTAAGAATTTTATTATTTAATTCATGTTCCATTTCATGTTCCATTTTGATCTCCTATTTATTATTCACAATAGTTTATTGTATTATCGTATTCTTTTCCATTAAAGAAGAAAGTTGCACAAGTTTCCATTGGTACGGCAAATCTCATTAAATCACAATCACCGGCAGAATGATGATATCCATACAAATGACCGAATTCATGAGCAATGATTATATTTAAATCTTGTAGGGTATAAGCCGGATCAATATAAATTGTTTTATCTTCACCTTTTTGGATTGCAATTCCACAGCTTCCTTCACCCAGATTATGTATTTGTACTTTTACTGCATTTTTATTATTGCAATTTTCCGTTATGTTGAATAGATTATATGATAATTCCAGACCACATTGTGGGATATCGTAGGTGCAAAAAGGTGCTTGTTCTGTCATGGATAATGATTCCGGGTAATATGTACAGCCGGCAAGCAAGAGGGTAGACAGTATGGTTATTTTGGTCATGTGGGTTAGTGTAATCATTGGTGGTGGTTTTGTCAAGGCTGGACGGGAAATTTGTCAAGTTATTTGGATTTATTGTCAAGTTTATTCAATTATATCTTTTATCATTAATTCAATAAAAATCTCGGGGTGTGGATTTTTTATATAATATTTTATATTTTCTTTTGTTATTTTTGGCAGTGGAAGATCCTCTACACTGCAATATTTAAATATATCAGCATTTGGTGGAGCATTATTTAATATATTTAAATATCTATTATATTCATTATTTACAGATAATACAAAAGCAAATTGTTCTTCTTTTGTTGGATTATTAATATATTTAATTGTTCTCGGATTATTATGAATAATCTCAATATTAGATTTGCCATTAATATAATCCAAACAATAATTTTCATAATCCATACAATAATTTTCTTCTTCAAATTCTTCATTCATATTTTCTTCAAACATATTTACTCCATATTAAATAGGGCAAGGGCACAAGCATCCGACATGTCGTATGTAGATGTCATTATATTACCATTTCTATTGAATATTTTTTTAAATTCTTTTCCGGTGATTATTTCAATTGCATTGGGAACATCTTCTTTTTTTAATCTTCCCGTTAAGTTTGCTTTCTTTCTTAGTTTTGCCCGGGCTGTATTTACATTTATATGAAAGGTATTAGGATTTAATTCTTTACACATAATGAATATAACATAATTCCATCCGGTTAATTTATTTAATGTGTTTGCATTTGTATATTTATTAAATTGTTTTGCCGGGGCTTCAATATTTATTATATCCGGATTATATTGATAAATTAGATTTGATATAAATGATTTAAGATTAATTAGATTTGTGAATTCGTCATGTTTTTTATTTGATTTAATGCATCCGTAGATTAAACCATCATTATAGATTGCATAACCCGTTGATGATGTTGAGATATCTAGCCCTAGAGTGATCATTTATTGCACCTATATTCTTTTTTGTTGGGAGAAACGTATATATCTTTTGGAGGTTCTTTAAATAAATGTATTATATCTTTGCATAATATAATTTCGTTTAAATAATAGTTATTGTTTATATAAGATAAAAGAAACAATAGATTATTTTTTTCAGTTATTTTATTTATAAGGAATTTGCTTTTATTATTAATGCATAATTTAACGGAATAATTATTTCCCAGATCGACACCGGAATCATAAGTATTGATGTCAATATTTGGATGAATCATATCTGGATATTGATATTTATAGTTATTATAGATGATAAACTCGGCAAATTTTGCTTTTGCTTGAGAATCCAGTGATTTATTATAGCTTCTTTGTGTTTTTACAAATTCCTCGGCATATTTGTTGCATTTTTCTTCAATTTCCACGGAGTTTTTGGGCAGTTTTAATTGTCGGGTGAGGAGATTTGAGCAATAAATGCAATATTCCGGATCCGGGAAGGAGTCAGTTTGGGATAATTTGCAGCATAATTGGCATACATAATCATGGATCATAATGATATGAGAATATATGCCCAGGTGATTGCCCGATTGATGATTTTTTTTTATTATTTTGATGAATCGGGCAACTATAGCCCGATTCGTTGCCCGATTGTTTGCCGGCAATACCAATTTGCACCCGTCAAATCATTATGTGTAATGTTTTCAACCCTTGCTTGGTATAAGGAGCCATGGACCAGCAAAAGCTTTTTAAAAAGGTTTTATAAAAGGTTATGTGCTTTTGTTTGTTTTATTTACCTACACTGTGCTACATTATGCTACATTATCATGACATAGATTTGGAAAATGACCATATATTTTCATGCCTTGTTTTATGCTGTATTTCTCTGTGGAGGCAATTTAGCACATCTACTAACCCTCCTCCTCCTCTCCCTCTTCTCTCCTCTTTTAAATAAAAAACAGGGAAGCAATATAAACAATAAAAGAAACAGAAGCAAGTCATGATAATAATTCTTATTATTATCATCGGCAAATTTGTTTGTGGCAAATTTGACACAGATTAAATCAATTTGGAACATCCTACACATAACTACATTATCCTACCTAAAATAAAAAAAGAGAGAAGATGAGTCGAGGAGCATGGGCATAAGCAGATATTTTTTTGGGAGAAGCAATTCTCTCGTCCTTAGTTTGTGATTGTTGCCTCCCCCGGAGTTGCTGCCGGGGGAGTTCTTTTCCCCATAAAAGAGCAATTAAACAAAGGACAAAAGAAACAACAACAAACATAAGTTAAGGAAATTATGAAAAAAACAGAAAAAGATTTCTATCTAGCAAAAATCTTGTACCCAACAGATGAATGGTTTGAATACAAATTCAATTCAAAACCAGATCCTATTTTTGTTAAATTTATCTATGATATCTTGAATGATAATAGGTCTGGTAGAGATTTTATCATTTCATATAAATATGTTGAGGTATTCTTGAATAGAAGAAAATCAAGCAAATTTGTTAAAGATATTTGCAAAGCATTAAATACAACAACAACAGAATACACAATGCCACATAATAATGGATGGGAAAAAGTGCCGGGAATTGCTAGAAAAATCAATATTGGTAGAGAAAAAGCAGATCAATTAATGAATGAATGGTACAGGAATTTAAATATGCAACAGTTTAATAAAGTAAAAGTTGAACTTTCCCCGGCTTTAGAAGATTCATTATTAGAAAACACATCTTCAAAAGAAATGAAAAATATTATTATGTATTTAAATTATATTACAAGAAAACATGAATTTGATTGGTCATTAATTGATGACAATTCAGAAGAAACATTATTGTGCAAAAAGAATCATATTACCGGATTATTATACAAAGAAAAAAACAGAAGACCAGTGGCAATAGGGCATTCATTACAGAATATGAAAACAGAATTAAGAAGGAAATTAACACCAAGATCACAAAATTATTATGAATTAGATCTAGAAAGTGCTCATTTTTCTATTATTGCTAGACTTTTAGATGTTATCCTGCCAAGAAATTACAGGAAAGAGCTTGCTGAATTAATATCTGTTCCAGAAAAATGCATAAAAGAATTTCTTATCAGGTTTATTTATAATGCTGGGTATGAAAAATTATCCCTGTGTTTAATTGATAATGTTGAAGAAATGAAAAATGTTATTGATGATTGTAATTTTTCTTCTTCAATTAATTATTATGATTATTATAATGATAAATATAATATATTAAATAAGTATAATACATTAATGAACGTTAAATACATAAATGAAATTAAAGATAAAATAAAAGATTATGAATTTAATATAGATGCATTTGGGGCAATGGTTGAAGGAGACAAAATAAGTAGGATAAGTCAAGTATTATGTAGTTGGGAAAAGAAGCTATTATATCCAATATATGAAGCAGCAGATGGAAGATATGACAATGATATTACAATTGTACTAGATCAGGCAGACGGATTAACAGTTAAGATAGATAATCCCGGCAAAGTATCAATAAATGATGTTATTTCAACGGCTCTGGATCAAATTGATGAACTTGGAATAATAACAACAATAACAATAAAGAATTGAAAGAACAATGAAAATTTGTAAACAATGTAATATAAACAAAGAAGAAAATAAATTCTATAAAAGAAACGGAATTTGTAAAAAGTGTTATAGCAACAACGTAATTAATAAAAGAAAGAAAATTGAAGTCAAAACTGATGAAGTCAAAACAGTCAAAACACCACAAAAAGAAGTCAAAACAGTCAAAACTGATGAAGTCAAAACAGTCAAAACTGAAACAGAAAGGGAGAAGAAGGCAAGAGAGGTATATGAAAGATTGTGCAATATGGATGAAGAAATAATTTGGGAAAAAGATGTTTTGCCATATAAAGATAATTTAACAATAAACTAAGGATAAATATAATGACAAATAATAAAGAAACAAATAATACTCTTTCAGATTTATTATTAGATAAAAATATATCATTTAATAAAAATGTAAAAACAATTAAAGATAAATCAAGAGTAAAAATAAAGAAAAGTTTTATAACAATATATTTAGATGGTAGATTTTATTGGGACCACGAAATAGAAAAAGAAAATGCATTTGCTATACTTAATCATTGGCTTGAAAAAGAAATAATAATAGAACAATACCCAACACTTATAGTTAATATGATTAATGAAATGAAAAAAGCCGGAATGTTTCCAACAGATTATAAATTTTAACAAACACAGGAGAAAACGATGCCTGATATAGATAATGAAAAATATAGAGATAGAGATTTGGGATTTGGATATAATGGTTATAAAGATTTTTGTTGTATGAAAATAGATGGATTATCAAATATAGACATTATTAAAATTCACCCGGATTTGTTTGAATATATAACAAATCCAACAAAAGAAGAACAAATACAATTTGTTATTTCATTTAATCAAATTATAACAAAATATCAAAACCAATTTATAACAAAATATATAGATCATAAATTTGATAAAATAACAATACATAATGTTAAAGACCACATAGATAATGTACACCAAGAAGTATTAGATATGTTAATGATAAAGGATATAATAGAATGAAAAGAACAAAAGAAACAAAATACATGGCAACAAATCTACCAAGGGAATATTACCGGGTTATCAAATACCTATCCGTAAATTCCGGTGAAACAATGGATCATATATTATCGTCCACAATCATGAACCAAATAAAAGAAAAACATGGCAATATTTTGGAATTATTTATGGAGGAAAACAATGTTGAATGATTTGCCGGAAAACCTGATAAAAAGACAAGAAAAGATTATAGATATAATCAAAAATGAACCAAAACGTATGTGTCATTTATGGACAACAATTAAGTATAACCAAATTTTGTATGTGGTTTCTAGAGATGCAATAAAGATAGATGGAATAAGGATAAATCTATCTTCAAAATATCAACAAGAATTGGCAGAGGAATGGGGAGCATGTCTATTAACACCTCGAGTGGTTGATATTATATATGCCAATTCGTTTAAATTGGACCCTAAGCCACGTTCCATATCCTCCAGCATCCAGGATATGATTGCCCATTCGGAAGCCGTGGACGAGCAATTAAAGGACAAAGAAATTAGTTCCACAACACCAATTGCTCCGGTTGGAAAGGATTGGTGTTATCCACCCGTTTCAAATGGAAAAGCAACAATATATGGATGGAACATAAATAATAATCAACTTAGCTGGAATGGAATAAAAACTCATCCTTCAACATTTTCTGGAAAAAGAGTTTTGCAACCAATTTCAACAATTCATAATATTGATCATTTTGATTATTCTAGTACAGTAAGGTTTATGTCTGAAATAATTATTGATGGTCAATTTTATAAATGCAAAGATGTAATTGATAAGCCTGAATTCAAAGAATATCTGTGGGGTTGACAGAAGGGCTGTGGATGTCTATGATGGTAGAGTATCAGAGAGAGCCGGTTTTTCACCTTTCCGGCTTTTTCTGATATATTTTTTTTTTAATACCAGGGCATATCAAGACATATAATTAGGAGATAGAAATGAAAAACAAAGTTATTGAAAAAGAAATGACAAAAGAAGAAAAACAGAAGATGAGAAAATTTGTTGATTCAATGTCAATAAAACAACTTGCAGAGTATTTTAAAGCAAAAAGATTGGAAAAAGAAAACAAATGAACAAACCAACACAACAAGAAATAGATGATTTACAAGATCTAATTGAAAAGAAAATATCCAGTTTTACACCAAAAAAACAAGAAAGAATAAGAAAATTGATGCATGAAAATGATGTTAGATTTGAACTAGATGTTGTAAACCGGGCAATTGATGAAGAAATAACAATTGAGGAAGCAAGAGAAATAGAGATAGAAAAACATATGCATTAAATGATATTATAAACAGGAGGCTATAAATTATGAATAAATTAACAAATGAATTAACGGAAGAAGAGTTATATGATCTAATAAAAAAGATAAATGTATTTAAACAAACATATCCATTGGTGGGACATTTATTTGATGATCTTCTCTCTAAATTAAACAGAGAGGTTAAGCAATGAATGATCCACGAAATTTTTATGAATGGTTAAAAAATGAAGAGCTGGCAAAGAAATTCTTAACAGAAGAAAAGGATAAAAAAAAATGAGTGAAAAAAAAGCATATATAGAATTTGGAATATCAATTTCAGAAGGTAAAACAGAAGAAGAATTAGAAAAAAACAGAATATCAGAAATATTAAAATTTAATTTGTTGGTCAGGCAAGTAAGTAATACAATGCAGGTCCTAAATAAAGAAATCAATAAAGATTTTTGCTCTCAATTAAGTATTTTTGATCAAAAAAACAAATATGATAATAAGGATAAAGTTGTAGACAAAGATATATTTGAAACAGATGTAGTTGAAATAGCAGAAAAATTAAACATTGAGCATATAACAATATATACTAGTTGTAGAATTTGTGCCCAAATTGAACATATATATAAAGATAGTTGTGTCTATTTTGAAAATTATAAAAGATAAATAAAAATTAATAAAGTTAATGTTGATATATTTTCTAATGTAAATTTAGATGATTCTATATATTATTTTGATTCTAATGATGCTCCTAAAATTATTTTTAAAGATAAGGAATTGTCTTTTAATGAATTTTATTATAATATAGGAAAAGAACATAGAAATATAATCAATATAGATGATTATTATTTAAAGATTAAACTTAATAAAGAGCAAACTAATAAAGAAGGAAACATATTACGTATTATCTATACTGGGCAGGCAGAAACAACATATAATGTAATTATTCCAGATTTTTTCTTGGTTAGAAAAAATATTAATGTTTTGTGAAAAAAATCATGACAGAACCAGAATAAGGTGATATAGATATGTTTGTGTGTGAGTGATTTGTGAACACTTTTGTTCACGGTGAATGTTGACTGTACCTTTGTTTTATTCATTATCGAAAAGACCCGGCGAATTTCGCCGGGTCTTTTTTATTTGCATCATGTTATTATTTGTCCAATTCTTTTAAAAACTGATAATATAAAGAAATAAACGTATTTGTATATCTATTAAGATCTGCTGTAAAATATCCACCTTCTTTTAATTTTTTAACATACTGCACTGGATTTCCTGCCAAAGCAGATTCCCAAGCTCCCCAATATCTTTCTTTTATAATGAATCTAAAATGATTATATAATCCATCTTCTGGAGTTTGAAAAGCTTCAAATACAGATCCTAATTCTCCGGGATTATACCAAATAATTTTTCCATTTATAACTTCATTACATCTAAACATCGTAAAATATTGATCTTCTTTTAATTTATCAATATTACATCTAGTATTTCCCCAATTCCAATTATGAAGACCAACGGCAAAAGTTCCTGTTTCTAGAGCACAATGTGCTAGATATATTGCTATTGTTTCTTTTTCTCCAGCAAATCCTGCAAATTTTTCAAATACATTTTTGAATAAAATAACAGCATCTTCTCTAGATAAATAACATAATTTCCCGGGAATATATTTAGGATGTTTAAATAAATCCATATCAACTCCATTTATTTAACCAATTCTTCCAATTCTCTTTTATTAAATCCAATTATTCTTTTGTTATTATATATTATTGTTGGTAATGATTTAATCTTATTATCTATAAATATATTTTGATTATTATCTTCTTCTATTAAATACTCTTTATAATTAATCTTATTATCATTTAAATATTGTTTTAGTTTAATACAAGCATAGCAATTTGTTGAAGAAAAAACTAACATTGATTCCTTTTTGTTAAATTAACAAAATATATTAAAAAGTCATTGAGCCAAAGGCTCCGTGGTCGTAGACCACCTCCCGGCAGGGAAAGACAATCATTCAACCTAGATGCAGCTACTACTTTTAGAGCAGCACAATTGTCTGAACGGTAGTGAAGACGTGCTGCTCCCATTTACTTAATAAAATACTGTTTTGTTATCTATTTGTTTTTTTAAATAATATAATCTATTTTATCAATCAATAAAATCTGTGTCAAATTTGACACAACAAAAACTGTGCCATAAAATACTAACGTATTTTATGTTTATTTATTGTATTTACTATTTTATTCTATTAGAACCAGGATTTCTAAGGACTTTTTCTTAGAACAAGTAAATGAACATTAAGTAGGAACTTCCTCACCATCTTCCTCACCTACTATCCTATAGTCCTTTCTTCCTAGGTTTCTTCCTAGGTTTCTTTATATTGTCATATATTGTCATTATGCAAAATCATGCACATTTTAATATATGGTCATTTTCTTGACACCTATAAGGTTTTATAAAACGTTTTCAAAAGGGTATACATACTTGGTCAACCAAGAGTTAAAAACATTACACGTAATGATTTAACCAAGTACAATAATGTCCTGTGTGGTTGCCTGTGCTAAGCACATAACAACCAGACCTCAACCTTCTCTTCTACTACCTCTTCATATTCATTTATCTTATTATAATATGTTTTATAATTATCTTCATATAATAGATAAATTCTTTTGCAATCATTACAATCACATTTATATTTCATATTATTCTTTTGATTGAGTTATAACTTTAGATAAAGCACCAATAACTTCTTTTAATTGAAGGATATCCTTGGAAAGCTTCTCAACATTAGAATTAATTGTTTCAACCTTTTTGCATAAGCAACAAAGATCCAATATCATATCATGTTGAATTGTTTTTATTTCTTCAATATCTTTCTGGTTTGTGTAGATAATTTCAGCAGCTTCAGCCATTTTGTTTCACCTTATTGTTTTTAACATTATTGTTTTGGTGGGTAAATAGAGTTTTTTACACTTTCTTCTAATCCAATCTTTTTCAAGATTGTTGATAATCCCGTCCTATACGTGAAATTACTTATTAATCCAAGTCCTAATCCGTATAATACAACAGAACCAATTCCGGTAATTGCTACTGGATGTACTAGGAAAGCACCGGCAACAGTTAGCAATAATACAATTAATGGTAATGCTGTTTTCTTAAACCAATTGCTTTCCCTAAATGAGAATTTTGAAATAATAGGTTTGATCACAATTTCCATTAAAGAGATAATTGCAAGAATAATAAGCCCAGATTCCGGGCAAATAAACAAATTAAAAATGCTGTAGATATCCATATTATTTCCTATTTAATATCCATATTTTTTTGTAAGATCTGATTGTATTTTATATGCAATTTCATTTGGTATGCTTTTTCCAATAGAAAAAGCAAATTCTCTTAACCTGCAATAACAATAAGGACCACCTCCTCTCCCACCAATTGCCAATATATTAAATGATATACTCCCCACGGCACTTTGATCCTGGTTTATAGCAGCAGCAGTTCCAAATTTAGCAGTCCTGTTTACTCCATTAAATGCATCTATAAATGCACCCCCTGTTACTGTCAACCCACCAGCAATATTAGACATTCTGCTAGTAACTGCATCAGTTCTATATGTAGTATAAATGGCAGAAGTATTATAACGTGGTAAACCACAATGAAGTTGAGTTAGTGCACTATTTGTAATTGTCCACAAATATGTATTTGTAATTGTGGCAATGTTATCAACAGCACCTGCTACCCAAATAGGTATATCTTCCCCGTTAGCTAGAGGAGCTATGCTATTACATCTCATTTCTTGATTCCCCTGAAAAACCAAACACGGACCATAACCATCAGTCCAATAAATTGGTTGTCTATTTGCAACGGCTTCCCAAGATCTTCCATTTCTCAAATCTGTCCAATATAATACACATTTTTGTTCTGTTATTATATTCCTCACCAAAATTCTACCATCTACCCCAAGCCCATTCCAAGACAAATTTTTACCAGTTGCATCATACATATAAATAGCAGGTGTATTAAATGCTACTGATATATTGTTTGATCTCAAAATAACCCTATACCAACCATCTCCTAAATTGGTTAAATAACCATCACCAACAGGATAAGATGTTTCTAAAATTGTTTGCTGCAAAAATGAACTTGCACCAGTTGTTAAATTAACTTTCAGCTGTAATCCATTATATATCTCAATCATAATGGTATCTATTTCAGACAATAATCCTTTTTTAAAATCAGCCTGAAATAAATATGGTCCAGCAACCCTAGTTGGCTGCAAGGCAGGGTTTAAATAAGTGTTATGATTTCCGGTGTCTGTTGTATTTGTTATTACATATCCATCACCAGAAACAGTATTGGTGACATTTGTTTTTGTCCAAGATGTAAAAACAACTTGTTCTGCTTGAGCTCCATATGTTATTCCACCATAACCATCTGTATAAATTAAAGGATCTAAATTTAATAGCAGATCTCTTCCTAAATCACTGTATAGATTTACATTAGGTTTAAGGTTAACACCTGATTTAATATTTAAAGAAGATGTCATAATTAATATCCATAACCACCGGTTGTAATAAGATTTGCTCTAACAACGAATCTTAAATCTGCAACAGATGGTGTAATTGTTAATCGTAATGTAATGTCGTCAGGATTAGAAACGGCAACCGTCCAAGTTGTATCACCAATTCCACCAACATATTCTATTTCTGTTAATGAACCAATTGAAGACAAAACGTCCTCATCTGTTTTTACCCAACCTGCAACATATTTTTTGTACAAAAATTGTGTTGTAATAAATGGTGAACGACTTACCATTATTTTATATTCAACAACGTAGCTTCTATACCCATCTGCTCCACCAATACTACCTTCTTCATCTGTATTGATTAAAATATCCATATTGATATCAGAACCGTCTTGTTCCTCAGCAACCCACATGTATGATTTTTCTTCAACTTCAGTGTTTCTTGGAATTGCTAACACATTTGGAATAAGATCTTTTATAACAGTTGCATTTGTTGCTTTAATATATCCTTCTGTGGTTCCTTCTCCAACAGATAATATAATACTTCCACCATTAGTTGTGGTGCCAGAACCCCCACCATATATGTATGTATTTCCACCGGTTCCACCGGCATTTGCTCCAGCAGCAATTGTGGTATTATAACCATCATCAGCAGTCATAGATATAGCACGATTAAATGATACATTTAAACTGCCAGGATTAGTAATTTCTACATATCCATTTGCTGTTGATAATAGTACATCACCAGAATTACCAATATCAACAGTATATCCATCTTGTGGATCAATTGTTAGATTTTGGTTAATTGAAGACAGTGTTGATCCACCCGAAAGATTTACTGTATATCCATCAGATGTATTTGATATTCCTAAACTTGATCCCCATCCAAGAAGACTAGCCGTAGTTAAATATCCATCAAAATTAGGTAATGTAGTCCATCCACATTGTCCAGATCCATTTGTGTTTAATATTTGATTTGTTGAGCCTTGTGTGGTAGGTAAGGTAAAAGATATATTACTAGATACCTCACCAGCCTTAAAAGTAGTATAATATGTATTTGTAGAATTATACAGACGTATATTTTGCCGTTTATTAACAATAAAAGCATCTTCATCAAATACATAATATTCTGTTCCACCTGGTTGTAATGAAATTCTTTCACCAAGAATATATGTAATGTATCCATCATTGCCCATAGAAAAATGATTAGAAGAACTACTAGACATTAAGAATCTTACATCAGCAGTGTCTTCAACGTTCCTATAATAGATGGAAAAATCAGCTGGTAATCTAATGTTTCCTGTAGTAGCTGCATTAGTTCCTATTTCTAAAATTCCGGGAGACACTACAACGGTAGATCCAACAACGGTTGTAATATTTCCTGAATTACCAATAGTAATATCATCAGTTACAGAACCTGAAGCAAATAATAAATTATCACTATTTGCAGCATTTCTATAATATAAAGTAAAACTGGTAGGCAATCTAATACGTCCTGTAGTAGCTGCATTAGTTCCCATTTTCAATACTGTGGGAATATCAACGGCTGTACCTGCAAGATTTGTGACATATCCATCATCACCAAAAATAATATTATTATTAGAAATACTGGATAAGACCATCCTTATATTTCCAGTATTCTCATAATTCCTATAATATATAGAAGTATCAGCTGGCAATCTAATATGACCAGCAGTAGATGGATTACTCCCCAACTCCAATCTGCCAGTACTAGATAGGTTTAATATTCCAGCATCACTCAAAGTAGCAACAGAATTTTGTATTAATTTGCCTGTTTCTAAATTATATCTAGCAATAGCATTATCAATTGCTGAAGCAGGACCAACAACATAACCATCTAAATCCACTGTTGCTGTTTGCCATGCTAATGTTCCTGCTCCATCTGTTGATAATACTTGGTTTGCACTGCCATCTGCCAATGGCAATTTATATACAACAGTTGAAGACAATGCATCTGGGCATCTAAAACCAGTATATTTAGAATCTGCACCATTCATTAATCTAAAATCTACAGGTGAAGTACCATATGCTTTTACAACCAGATTTCCTGTATCAACCTGTAAATTACTATCTTTAATTACTTTTCCAGACACTCCATCAAATAAAGGAATGTCGTTTGCAGTAACACCATTTGGTCCTGTTACATATCTATCTAAATCAGAAGTTGTTGCATAACCCTCTAAATCAGATGTTCTTGCATAACCGTCTAAATCAACAGTAGCCTCAACCCATGATAGACCACCAGATCCGTCTGTTGTTAAAACATATCCATTAGTGCCATATCCATCTGGGAAAGTATAACCATTTATATTATCTACAGAAATAGATCCTGGAACAGTAAATACATCTGCTAACCAAGTAATGTCACTTGCTTCCAATGTTCCAGTAGCAGATACAATAATCATTTCACCAGGATTTCCTGTTGGGGCAACAGGCTCATCAGATGCATACCGTAACATGCTATTTAATCTATTAACAATAGCATGTGTTCCGTTTTCACCGGTTTCCCCAAGTGAAAATGGAACTTCGGTGGCAAGGTTTTCAACACCAATACATCCATATTTGATATAATCAGGATTAGCAGAGCCGTTGGTATTTTTGCCACTATTAACTTTGCATTTGATAATTAAAACAACACCATATCCTGTATAACCAAGTGGTTCTCCTGGCATTGTAAAAGATGCAGTTGTGCCTAATGGAACACCTGATTTTGTAATAGTAGGAATTGTTATTGTAGAAGGATAGTATCCAGCAACAGACCATTCTACTTTGGTAACACCAACAGATGAAACAAGAGCAACATTAACCGTTGCACTTCCTGTGGTTGTAATAAATCCAGTTCCAATTGCAGAACCATTAATTGTAAATAAAGCAGAAACCATAGTTTTTTATCCTTATTAATATCTCATTTTATGTATATTATGGTTCAACATAAGAACCTACTATTTGCCATTGTATAAAAGATCCACCTGCACTTCTAGCAATAACAGTAATGGCACTTGTAAATCCAGTTGCTTTTTTCATTGTAATGATTGTTCCAACTAAAGGATCATGTATGCTAATAGGATGAGTTGTTTCTTCAGTTGCCAAATACAAAATAGAACCGGCTGGTGCATCAATGTTATTGGAAAGCAGCTGCCATTGCCGACCAGCAGACAAAGTACTATTATCTGCCCAATAATGATCTGCTTCTTGTGGATTAAGAGAAACCGTATCATCTCCAACTTGGTTAGATCTATTTACAATTTGTCCTGCACCACTTAATGTCATACGAGATTTAAGGCTAGGAGTTGATCCTACGTCCATAGTCAGCAATCCAGTAAAATTAGAAGGACCAGCAATATTTGCTACTGCACCCGGGTCTATATTTAATATTGCACCTGGTTGGAATGATAAATATCCATCTGTATAACCAGATAATGTTGCACCTGAACTAAGTTCAATATCTCCACCAGATTGTACAACTATATTGCCACCAGATTGAACATATATATTTCCACCGGAATTAACATCAATCCATGAAAGGTTGTTAATGTCAATATTTCCACCATTGTTTAAATTACAATCTCCGGCAATGTTAAATGTGCTTCCTGCATATGTTGAAAATGTTGAAGCTGCTTGTAAATATATTTCATTGTCTGGTGAAAAATAGATACTACAAGTGCCTGCTGTAGAACTAAATGTAACAGACGGTGAATCAATTGATATGCTTGTACCTGCACCAATTGTTAATAGATCTGTTATAGAAAATATAAAATCATTACACTGTACGGTTACATCATCAGTAGCTACAATATTAACATCATCTCCACCAGTAATATTTACATCAGCAGCAGAATTTACAACAATAGCCCCAGAACTAGAATATAATGCTGTTTGAGAGCCGGTTAATGAAATAATTCCTGTAGACTCAACATTTAACATTCCAGAAATGTTATAAGTTCCACCTTCGTATCCGTCAATTGCATAAGGAATTTGATCTTGTAAATCATTTAATTCACTTGCTAATAATCTTGTCCCTTCCATAAAACCACCGGGACTTGTTCTCATTTTATGTAATGTCATATTTAAACCTTATTAAATTGCAACCAAATTTAATTTTGAGCCATCTGCATCATCTAATGTTTCTGCAATAATAAATCCATCACCACCAAAGCTCCAATCCCACATACACCAACATGGCAATAATGTATTTAGTATTAACTTTAATTGCACTGCTATAAGTCTTAACAATTGTGCTTCTGTTAATGTGGTGTTTGCATCACTAACAACAATCTGTATAAAAGCCCTAGATGTAACTTGGTAATTATCAGATAAAGGATCCATTCCAATAGAATATTCATAAGGACTACAAAGTGCATCATAAGAGTATGTTGGTGCAGGCACTAAATAACCATCAGATAATCCATACAAATTATATCTAATTGAAACCAATACTGTTCCAAGCAAATCAGATACTATTTTATTTATGTTATATTGTGAAGGTCCTGAAGAAAGTTTATATTTTGCTTCACAAGTGGTTCTTATTGTATTTATAGTATCAGTACTATAAATTGCAACATCTAATCTATCACACCAATCACGTAGCATATCTACGGATGTTCCTGGCAACGATTCCGTTGTTAATGCTTGTGTTATTTTTTGTAATCCTGCTAATAGTCTAGATAATGTTATTGTTTCAACATCATTTATTGTTCCATCTTTGGATAAAAAGTCTCCAAGACATGATTTTATAAATTCTAGCCAAGAGATATCTAAATCACCAGAAACACCACAACTGATCGGGAATGTACCTATCATTATTTACCAAACAGTTAAAGTAAAAAGAATATCATTAACACCAACAATAACCAATTTTGTTCCACTAGAAGTAATTTCAACAACCGGAACCGTTGCAATGAGTTGGTTTGGTGTAATTTGTGCTGCTTTTGCTGCCCAAATACCTTCTTGCAAATATGAGTCATTAAATGTTGTTGTTAAATATATAGTTATTTCCCCTGCACCAGATCTTTCTATTGTTGGTGCATTAGTTATACCAACTCCATTTTGTCCAAAATATTGAATATATTCAGGATCTTCAACCGTTCCATCCTTCGATAAAATTGAAGCAACAAAAAATGGTGTAGTATAACTAAGTCTAGCAACATAATCAACTAATGAAGAAAATTGTTCAGCAGAAATATCTGTTTTAGGATTATGTGTATATATACCTAATCTATTTTGTTTTTCTAAATGTCCACCAAACTGGCTAATATCAGCAGATCTGGTCCATGGAGGTAAAGCAGCAGGAACTACGTTTGTCATATTTATGCCTTTGGATAAAAACCTAATTTTCTAATAACATATATAACAGGAGGATCATTTACAGAAGCCGGTACTGCCGGACCTCCTATTGGTCTATATCTATAATCTAATTCTATTATTTCTGGAAAACTATCTTGTAATGCTAACAAATGTCTTTGTGTAATTTCATTTCTCCATTGTCCAGATGACGATAATGGATATCTTAAAGCTCTGTCATTTGCAATTTTGCAAGGTTCAGAAGTGTTTTCTCCTGGACCAAGTAAATCCATTTGTTCAAGGAAACTAAGACAATATTCTTCAGAATTTGTAAAAGCAGGAAAAACAGGATTTAAGTTATCAAAACCAAGAATATTATCAAGTGTTAATGTCCATTTATTTCCTTCAGACAAAGTATATGCAGTTATTATTGCAGTATGTATTTTGCCATCACTTCCAAATGTTGATATTTCAGTAACACCATTAGTGGGAACGGTTGAGCTCCATGCACGTATTACTATTTGATTATTATCTGGGTCATATCCAACATTTTTAGCATAATCATAGCCATCACCGGAACCATTTATTAATTTTGGAAATGGTGTAATATTATTCCATCCATTTCCCTCTGTTGCAGTTGGAATTGTAATATCTATTGCTACGTTTTCGGTATCGTTCTCAACACTTTGTACCATAATATCATATGGTGTTGGAAAACTGGTTTGAATTGCTGCCGTAATGTCTTCAATTATATAATCTGGAATTTCTTTATCTGCTGTATAATCAGATGTATAATCTATTGCTCTTTGAACAACTACTTTTGCAGAACCAGGACCACCCAAACATGGATATACAAATGCTGCCTGTATTGCAGTTGATACACTCTCTGCAAGTTCTTTTAATTGAGACCAATTTCCACCACCAGGAGGATTTCGTCTTCGATCCAATATTCTGTTTCTTTTTTGATTGTCTATTTCATCATCAGATCCACCAGAAAAAGTAGAATATACAATTGCTTCTGTAAGACAATTTATTGGAGGATTAACAAATCTAACAACATCATCTTCTACCAAATTTGTATTTAATCCAGTATCTATCATTATTACTTCTAGGTTGTCTCCGGTAGTAATAGTTTGATTTCCATTTATTTTACCACGAAGACCTAAATCAGTGACAAATTCTAAACCATCAGTAAACAATACTGCACTAGAACCAATTAAAGATGGTGTAATAAGACCCGATCCACCAGATGCAACTTTTTCTTCAAGACCAATTGCTTCTCTAATGTCATCAAGATATCCACCAGTAGCAGTTTTTTCATTTGCATTTGCTGCTTGTATCTCCAGATTTGCCATTAATGCTAATATAGCATTTGCAATTGCATTAAATCTAATGTAAGGCTCTGTTCCAGGATATACAGCAGGATCCTCTATTCCTGCATCAATCATTGCTAATCTGTAATCATCAATAATTTGATCCAATATCTCTTTGCTGCTTTCTGGGATATATATTTGATTTCTGTTTGGAATTGCCATCTGTTATATCCTTATAAGATCTTTTTCTTTTGTATATAAATTATCATAATATACAGTATATTCCACTCTTCCAAGAGGCAACACCTCTATATCTATACTGTTTATTTTTACATATTTTGGCACTAAATGACTAATTGATTTCAATACAGCCTGATTTAGTCTGGTTTTAAAAGACTTATCAATAACACCAAGTTTATTAACACTATTACCAAAATTACCATCAGTAGCCATTGTTCCGGAAGTAGTGGCAAGAGCAATTAACATAGCTTGTCTAACCCAATTGGTTTCAGTAAAAGCATTTGTTTCTGTTAATATAAAATCACCATCATCATTAATATCTCTTGCTTGCTGTATATTTTCTGGCAATATTGCAGCTGCAACATTAGGTTCTCCACCTAATGGTACTAATCCTAATTTGTGTAATCCTAATCCTGTTTCACTCATATAATGTCCATTTTTTGTTGTCGGAATGGGGTGGATCGAACACCCTTGGTTCTGTTCCCAAAACAGATGCCTCACCAATAGGCTACACTCCGAAAAGCATGTTTTTTATATATGGTCATTTTAGTCTAAAGGACAATCTAAACTAAAATCTGGTATTTCTGGTATATCAGGCAATCCTGGAAATGCTATTGGTAATACAATAATTGGCAAGTCAAATGCTAATTCTATTCCTATATCGGGTAATACAAAGGTTGGTATTTCTGGTATATCTGGTATCCCAGGGAAAGATATTGGCAATACAATAACAGGTAAATCAAATGCTAATGTTATACCAATATCAGGCAATACAAAGGTTGGTATTTCTGGTATATCTGGTAATCCAGGAAAAGATATTGGCAATGCCGGAAAAGGTATTTCATAACTGCATAATGACATAATTTTGATCTTCCAGGGTAACCTGGTTGCACCTGGTTATGTAGTTGATAAAGAAACAGAAGGTGAAACCTGATTAACTGGACCAGCAGGACCAACGGCACCTTGAAGATATACAGGACCAGCACCAATACTTACTTGACCACCCTGTATCTTTACCGAATCACCACCTGCACTTGCTGTTTGTTCAATGCTGTTTGAAAAGCCATCTTTGGTAAAAGACGATATAATACGGTCAACACTCCATTCACACATTACTACACCAGAAATCATTAACATTATTTTTTGGTTTTGACCATCAATAATAATTCCCATATCTTTATCATTTTTGTCTTTGACCAATAATGCAATAAGTTTCTTTTCTTCTTTGCAGAATATTCTTGCAGATTGAACCGGACCAGTAGAATGCAAACAAGTGTCACCAGGAACTATATTGCCAACTACAGCTGCAACCCTAGTATCTCTAGAAGCTATTATAGTTCCTGTATTTTCATCAATTATTGCCTCTGCTCTACCATTATCATCTGATTGATATGCTCTTGCTGTTATTCCTAGTTGCCCAAATATAGGGCAATCTGAATAATCATCTTCATCAGAAACACCTTTGCATTGTGCCGTTAATATTCCATTGCTGGCTAAATTTGTTGCACCTATTTCTACTATACAGAGTTTCATATATTATTTGCCCCCGAAACAAGGTCATTTATTAAACCACTATAACATAATATTCTTGTTATTGGTTTATCTGAATAACTAAAACTAACATCACTTATATACATTGATTCATTTATTCCACCAATATTATCATTAATTTTAATAAATATATCTGGACATAACAACACATCATTTAGTTCATGTCCAGAAAATGTATATTCTGCAACCAATAGTTCTTTTAATGTTTTTGCATATTCTCTATATGTTTTATTTTCTAACTCTTGTTTATTTTTACTATCAGTATCTTTTGAATAAAAAGGTATATAAATTCTACCTTCAGCTGGCAATTCTGTTATTTTTACCTTATCCCAATTAAAATTTGATTGTATATGTCCAATATTATTTATAAAAATATCTGTTGCATAAGATTCTGTTGGAATTATTGTATTTAGTGTTTGAGTTGCCTCTTTTGCACCAACCGTTCTACCATTTGTTTCATAATATGTTTTGAAATCTTTATAGTTTCTTTGAACACTTCCATTTAATATATTGCTTATTTTGTCTTTATAGTTTCTTATTATTGTACCAGGATGTGTATTTTCTCTGTTTTGTGGCAGTTGTGCTAGTTTAAATATTGCAATTCCATTTGTTCCATATTGAAGAAATAATCCATATCTTTCAATAATTCTTTTTATTAACGAGAAAACGTTTTCATTTTCTTGTTTTTTCCAATCATAACCAATTGTTCTTGATATTTCTTGTGTAGTGGATGAAAAATCATATCCAGTTCTTTCTTTCTTTACATCTTGCCAATTATCTGATACTTCATTAAAGTTTAAATGAGTTATACTTTTTTGTATTGTTTTAAATATATCTTCACCTTGTTTTATCTTTATTGAATTATCAAATGTTGCCATATTTAATATTGACAAATAACTTTCACATTCTAAAGATACTATACCATTATCATTTATAGATTGATTTATAATTATTCCTGCAAATTGTTTTTTTCCATCAATATAAAAAAAGACTTTTCTTAATCCATATGTTTTACTAACCAAATCCTCTATATCATCTGAAAATATTTCTATATTTAATTGATCAACTGGATTAAATACAGAAGATCTATAGTTATATGAAATAATATTAAACTTTAAATCAGGAAAGTCTGATACTTTAAAAGTTATATCATATTTATTGTTTTTCATATTATTTAGATGTTCTTAGATATTTGGTTCCGGCTGGTATAATAGGCAGACCAGAGAGAGAAGCATTTAATGACAAAAATTCTTTTAGTGTTAATCCTAAATCTTTTGCTAAAGCAATTTGTGTTTTTGGACTATTTAATGTTTCTTCTACTAATTGTCTACCAGATTTGTCCACATTCTTTTTAGTATTATATATTGCTTTTTTTAGATTTTGGTTATGTCTACGTAATGACCAATTTTGTGCATCTGTTGTATTATCTATTGACCAGTTTAATCTATCTATTTCATATACTACATTGTCTAAGTTTGCTTTAAACTGTTCTCTTGCTAACGAAACCTGGTCTAATACGGATGTGATTGCTTTTATTGGATTTTGAAAACCATTTCGTGGTGGTACATATGCTGGTATAATTGCAAATGCCAATTCTGTATCTACCGTTCCTGCAAGTTCATCAACTGTTTGTGGTCCTGTATATTTATCCGTTGCACTTGATTCAATTTCATCAAAATCTGGTGCTTCAATAAATTCTACATCTAATTGAACACCATCTCTTTTTGTTGGATCGTATATTGGGTTAAAACTAACACAAGTTGCTCTATATAAACCAAAATCTGGTGTATTAAGCTCTTTTGGTTCTCCGTCTGCACAAATATCTATTAATGCAGGAAATGTGGTAGAAAATAATCCCTTTTCTATATTCTCAAACAAAGGAATGGAAAATTTCCATGTTTTGTTTTGTCGTCCAAGGGGTTGAATAAATTGTTGATCTTTAAAGATGAATTTATGTCTTGCATCATCATGGGCAAAACCCCATGAATATGACGATACTGGAAAAAATATTCCATCATAAAATGCTTGTGATAATTCTTTGAGAATATCCATAATTAAAGTCCGGTGTGATTTGGTGGTATTTTTGCTAATTTATCAGCAGCATCTGATATTTTTTGTGCAGCAATTTCTAGTTTATTTGCAGGTTTATCTAATTTATCTGCTGCTAATCCAAAAGTATCATTTAATGGTGCAGATAATCCTCCAGGCATTGCACCACCTGGTCTTTGTGTTTCATTTATTAGTTCGGCACTAGTTTTTGTTCCCATAAAATCTTCAGATCCAACATCTGAATAATATTTCATAAAATCTGAATAATTAAGTTTTTTACCAGATTCTAATACATCTTTTATTAAACCTGGATTTTCTGAAATATTTTTAAACTGTTTTAGTCCTTCTAATTTTGTTTCTTCTTCACCTAAAAACTTTGTTTTGTCTTGTTCTGGCAAAGCACTGTTTTTAATCATATTTATTAGATTTTCTCTTTCTTTTATTCTTTCATTTAATATTTTATTTTGACTTTCCGACAAACCATTTTCACCTGTAATATTACCAATTTTATTTCCTTCATTGATATCTTTAATATTTTGTTTTCCAATTTCTCCAATTACTGTTTCTGCTGCTGTTATTTTATCTTGTGAACTAATTATTCCTAACATTTTTGTAAAAAGTGAAACGGCAGGAATTAAATCTTTAAATACATTTGTTACAGTTGGAATTAATGGAATTAATTCTTTTGACAAAACTTGTTTCATTTCTTCAAATGAAGCTTTTAATTGAGTTGCAGGATCATCTAATACGTTTGCTATATCTGAATTTAATTCATTTGCATTTATGTTTATTTTTTGTGAAGCAAAAACTTCTTTCATCTTATTTGCAGCATAATCTGCTGCATTTTTATCCGACATCTTTTTATCTTTTGCTTGATTATAAAAGTCTTTAAATGAAGAAGCTTCTGAAGTAATATATTTGCTTCCTGTTTCTCCAAACAAACCCATAATCTTGGTTAAATCACCTTTTGTTGCTTTAAGAATATCTGTTTTTACTGTTTCAATATCTTTAAGTTTTCCAGTCTTATCTTTAACATCTACACCATATGTGTTTTTAAGCTCATTTGCTTTTGCATAAGCTTGTCCCTGGAAAGCAACCATAGAAGTGGTAGCCGTTGCTGCATCCAATCCGGTCCTCTGCAAACCTGCCATTAAATCACCCATCTGTGCAGATCCACCAGATTGTGCCCTTGTTGCTTGCAATACCTTGCCCATTTGACTTGCCATTTCTGCCGGGTCAATATTTCCAACGTTTCCAGATTTGATAAGCCCTTGAACAATAAGTTTTGTTTGATCGGATAATTGTGGTCCAGAAATGCCTTCTTGAGAAAGTTGTTGTCCAACAAGACCAGCCATTCTTCCCATTTCTCTCATATCAGTTCCAGAAGACATTGCCATTCCAGCATATGTTTTTGCTTCTTCTTTTCCTAATAATTTGCCACCTTTTTCCTGAAATCCGGTTAAAAGAGCACCGGATTCCATTCTATTTATTCCGTATGTTTTTGAAAGATCTCTAGCAGTTTGTCCAACTTCATTGGTTATTTCTTTTCTTGTTCTTTTTTCATCAGGCATTGCTGCAACTTTATTAGCAAGCTGTCTTTCTGATAATCCTGCTGTTAGTTCATCTTTAACACCAGCTACACCTAATCCCATTAATGCAGCACCACCAGCCAAGGCACCACCAGCAACCAATCCCATTCCTCCACCAATTAAACCACCAAGGGCAACACTTCCGGTTCCTTTTGCAATTCCAGCACCGGCTTTTCCAATCATCCCTCCACCAAGGAATTTGCTCAGTTTATCATATGATTGTTTTTGTGCTCTTTCTTTTGCTCTTGCTGCATCTTTTGCTGCCTTTGTTTCAAAAGCAACCTGCATTCTTGCATATTTTTTGGTTAGTTTTACTTTTTCATTCCATACTTTTTCTTCTAATTTTACCCTTTTATCTGCTGCATCTTGTGCTTCACTAACCTCTGTTTTTGCTTTTTCTTTTGCAGTCTTTTTGGCTATTTTTCCACCGGCACCTTGTAATTTATTATCAGTCTGTTTAAACTTTTCCTCAAGTTTTTTTAGATCTGAATCTACACCTTTGGTAGATATAACTACATCATATTTAAGTACCTTTGCCATAATTATTCTTTAATGGTGGATTGAAATTGTTGCATCTTTGCTAAAGCTTCTTCTTTGGAAAATGACTCTAGGGTATTAGCTGCTTTTCTTCCTCGTTTTTTCAATTGCTCTATAGGCTGCTCTGAAGAAGATAATGTGTCTCCATTCAATTTCACTTGGTCCAATTTCGAAGTATTTGCAGATTCCTTCGACGGGCATATAATCAAATACCATATCACATTGCATAGAATTTGGTTCAGCCCTACCAAGTCGGCAGCAGATAAAAAACTTAGCATTGCCCTTGCATCATTCTCTCCTGCTAATGCTATTTTTTCTATCCATGCATCCATGTTCTCTTTAATAAAAAGAACCTCATTGCTAATAGTAAACTTATCTCTTACTGTTTCATATAATAACAATAACTTTTC